GGTGTGCTGGGTATATATGCTCTTATAGAGCTAGCCGTAGGTATACTATATGTTATACTTAACTACACAATAGAGGCACTGGTTATAGCCTTATGTGGACTTACCCTTCTATTTCTTATACCCGACCGGAAGTAGTAGGGCAACTTGCCATCATCTAGATATCATGGTGATAGAACACTGACAGTATAGTTCCCTAACCGGTTGGTAGTCTGCACCTGCGGAGCATACGTGGGAGTATAAATCTGATGATTTTCGGTGTATAGGTTAATATATATTTATATATTGTTATGGATCACCTTTCTCTTCCACACCCTTCTCCATAGGATCTATCTTAGAGTAGTTAATTTTTATATATAGAACCATTAACATCGACCATACAATCGTAGCTATTAGTGTGTAAGTGTTATATAGTATTATATACCGTGCTATAACTATTGATATTATAGTTAATACAGTCCATACAAATATTTTAAGTCTTCTATCTGACATCTTATGCTGTTTTCATTACTTTACTGTATGCCTCTTGGTATACGTCTACTAGAGCCATTCTAGGGTTAGAGTTCTTAACCTTTGTTACTTCTTTAAACAGGTTCTCTCTTTGGCCATGTTCGTGAGCGCTATAAACTAACTCTTCTATTTGACTCATATACTTATCAGGTCTTGTTATAGTATTAATATAAGAACTTTTTGGGTAGTTTCCAACGGATCTCAAGAAAATTTTTTAGCAATTTTTTTTGTATATAGGGGTTTTTCTTCGTATATTATCTTTATCCTATTTATATGAAAGGAACGATGAACAAATTAAACCCACATACCTTATTTCAAATCTTCGAGCAAGGAGATGAAGAAGTCTATAAAGAACATGGACAAGAGGATATATTGGACAATCCTTTCGTTCTAATGAATATGGTTACCAGAGGCTTAGAGAATTACGATCTTATGCGTATTCTATATCTTCGGAACTACCCTAAAGAATTTAAAAGAGTAGAACATACTATTAAAGATAAGTACTATAATAAGCTATACGGTTATTTACAACGCATAGACATTGATTCGGCAGATGGAGTATATGCCATAGGTGATAGTTATGAGAGAGGTAGTGCACAAAATGCATTACAAATACTCTTAGATCACTATGAGGGTAAAGAGCAATATGAAAGGTGCGGTATAGTGGTTAAATATATAGAGATGCTTATATTAGAAGAGGTAAAGATATATTTAAAATAGTTACTTAAATAGTTGCCTCACATAGTTATTTTTCGTATCTTTAAGTATAAGATAAAAAGATAAAGGTTATGGCAAATTCAAACACATTCTCAATTAGTAATCAAAGTCAATTCGATGAAGCCCTTATGTGGGTCTCAGATCTATACAAAGATGTATATGGTTTCAGACCAAGAGGGTATAACTTCAGTGAATGGAGCTTTACAGAGTTAACTGATTTCGTTAATGATCTCTCTGATGAACAAGACAGAGTAATAGCTGATGAAAAGGCTTTTGAACAGAAGGCTCTTAAAGATGTCATGTCTATGGGTGCTCCTGATAAAGAGACCGCTCTTAGATGGTTAGATCAAGCCGATGCACACTTCATGTATGGCGATGATACCTTCTATGACGATCATATAGAAAAGTACGGATGGGTATCTAAGAAGTTCGAATTATGTTAGATACAAAATCATCGCGGCAACTTCGCGCGTTTCGCGCGGCGGCCTTCGGTTTTATTCTCACCCTCGCCCTCTTTCTCCCTTCTTCTATTCAAGCCCAAGCTATATATGTTACTGAATATAAATCTGAGGCTGATGTCATAGTATATAAAACTAAGTATAGAGGTGATTCGGATTTAGTTGTTTACGAAACAAAGTATATATCCGAAGCTACTAGTAGTAGAGCTAGATGGTTTTACGTTGATTCTAAGTTTAAAAGTGATAAAATTATATTTTTTACCGAATATAGAGCTCAAGCCGACGTAAAAGTGTACTATACTCACTATAAAAACCAGTCTAAATGGAGAAATTCAGAAAAGTTTCATCTTTTTCAGTAAAACAGTTGGAAGTCTGCCTTAGATTTAATATCTTCTATATATGTTATATAATATAATTAATAAGATATAATAAAAAATATATTTAAATAAATAAAATATTTAATAATAAAGTAATAAAAAGAATAAATAATAATAATTAAAAACGGTTATCTATGTTAAATGCAGAACAAATACAAAAAAATTGGGATAAACATATAAAGATCATCAACCATTACATTACCGGTGATAGGAAAGATAAGATACTTAAAATGTTAGAAACCTTATCCGAAATCTATGTTATGGCTCCTGCTAGCGGTAAAGCTTGGTATCACAATGCTTTTGCCGGTGGATATGTTGATCACGTTAATAGAGTTGTACAATATTCCATTAAACAGCATAATCTTTATAAAGAGATGGGTGGAACAACTGATTATACGGAAGAGCAATTAGTATTCGCTGCTTTATTTCATGACTTAGGTAAACTAGGAGATGGTGAACAACCTAACTATCTACCTCAGACTGATAAATGGAGACAGGATAAGCTATCTGAAAAGTATAAGAATAACCCAGACATTGATTTTATGTTAATACAGGATAGATCTTTGTATATTCTTCAGAAGTTTGGTATTCAATGTGATCAACAAGAATTTATAGCTATTAGAATACACGATGGAGTGTTCGATAAAGCTAACGAAGCATACTTCTTCAGTCATCAAGAGAGTTCTAGGCAGAAAACCAATATGGTTTCAGTGCTACACACGGGTGACTTCTTAGCCTCTAAGGTAGAATATGATTTATGGAAGAAAACTCAGAACAATACTAGCTCAAAACCACAGAGCGTTAAAACCTCTACAGGAAAGCCGGTAAAATCATCTGAAGGATTAACTAATTTACTTAAAAACATTTAATATGAACATACAACCAACAACTCTTTATATAATAATTGCAGGATTAGTTGTTTTTTCCGGAATACTTTCGTATATTGTTAGAAACTTAATTGTTAAGTTAGAGAAATACGAAGATATTTCAGTAGATCAAGCACAGTACCTACAGAATATTTCTAATCTCATAAGAGATTCACAAAAGCACCTTAAGAAACTTGACGAAAGAGAAGTTTTCAAGTCGGATGACGAGGTCGGTTACTTTTTTAAACAAATGCAAAACGTGCAAAAAGAGCTAAACCGATATATGCTCCCTGAAAATTATGGCAAGAAAGAAAGCAAAAGCTAATTACTTCACATCAGAAACGGAAGATTATATAAAAAGATATAATGTTTCCACAGATAATGAATATCGCAATGATATTTTTACCAACCACATCTACCTTCCTTTTTACAAGCTAGCAGAGAATATAATACATACATTTAAGTTTTATTACACAGATGTGGATAAAATAGAAGACTTAAAGCATGAAATAGTTTCTATGTTGCTAGAAGAGAAGATTATGAAGTTTGATCCTGATCATGGAGCAAAAGCATATTCTTATTTTGGAACTATAGTTAAAAGGTGGTTAATTAACTACAATAATAAGAACTATAAGAACTTAAAGAAAATCGGTACCTTTGATGAGATGTACGATAGCCACAGTCCTTCCCCTATAGGTAATGAAGACAACTCTATCACACTAGGAGCTTTGTTAGACATATACGTTAAAAACACTTACGATGTATTAGAAGAACTATTCCCCAAAGAATCAGAGAGAAAGATAGCAGATGCTATATTAACTATATTTAAAACTAGACAAGATTTAGATATCTTTAAGAAAAAAGCTCTTTATATATACATAAGGGAAATGACTGATTGCGAGACACCGCACCTTACTAAAGTAGTAAATAAGTTAAAGGTAGAGTTCTATGAATTACATGAAAAATATAATAATATAGGACTTATTAAAACAAAGTTAGTTTAAATCTATTTATAAGTAAAGACTTATTATGGATAATAGTAAAGAAATATTTAAAGGAAAATCTCTTTCCGATTTGTTTGGAGAGATCTACGATAACTCTAGAGAGACTAAAACTCAAGTTAAAGCCTTAATAGGTGAACTTAAACCTCTAATAGAAAGTATCGGAGATGCTACGTTAATTGTTCCTATGATTAAAGAGTATATGGAGATAGGAGTTAAAAATGATGAACACCTAATCAAACTAGCAACAGTAATACAGCGAATAGAAGCAATCCAAGCTAAAGGAGACGGATCAGAGATGTTTGACTTCGATTCATTACAGGACCTACTTGAAGAAAGTGAAGAAGTAAAAGAAGAAGTACAGGATATTAATAAAGAAAACAAAGAAGAATAGTGTCATCAGCAATAGACTATAACTTTAGAACTAGAGGTAACGACGGTGTACCGGGTAATACTACTCCTAAACAAGAAGGAACATTAGAACCTGCCAGAGTTATTGATATTATAATGGATAAAGATCACCCAGAGTACACACTCTTCGGTGGACCTAATAGTATTGGAATGATATATTATAGGTTTATATCTCAGGAAGGTATGGATCTATCTGATGAAGGTGAATCTGAATTCACAGGCACTGCTTTCCCACTAACCCCTTCTAATAGGTTATTGCCTTTAAAAAACGAGATAGTATTTTTAACAGTAGGCCCTGACCCTTTAGTGGATGAAGGATCTGGAGTAGGTAGACATTACTATACTACCCCTTATGCTATTTGGAACCACCCTCACCATAACGCAATACCAGTCAAAACAGAAGAAAAACCAGAAAAAGTAAATATAGGCACAGGTATAGAGCAGAATGATAAAATCGCACCTCTTCACCCCTTCCCTGGGGACTATATTATAGAAGGTAGACTAGGTCAAACAATTAGGTTTGCTGGTGGAATAGCAAAGTATACTCCATTTACAGATGAGC